GCATTAGACGAATTAAAAAGTTCCGTTGGATTTGCAACGGCTGACAAACTTAACGACATTCAAGCGAATAAACTTTTAACTAACATGATGAAGATGGATGAGTTTTATAATCCACCTGCAGCGCCAACAAACATCACGGACATGGCAACAGGGACCAGGAACCTGGATGCAGAAGGTTTAGGTTCTTTAAGAGAATCTGAATCAATGTCGTATTATAATAGACCAGGATTTAAAGTTCCAAAAGGAATGGACCCCGAAGATTTACGAGAAATAGCTCCAGAAGACCTACCACCAATAGGTTCACGTGGCGGAGCAGATGATATTGCAGCACCAGTTCAAGATGCTGAAACAACAATTAGAAATTTAGAAAAACAAGATCCAGAACTTGCTGCACAATTTAAAGCTATGATGATAGGTGGCAATCAAGGTGGCAATCCTTCTAAACGTGCAACCGCTAGAGAATTTTTAGTAGAAGCATTAAAAAAAGATGAGTACGATGTTGGCACTGCTGCATTTGGTAAAACAAATTTAAACAATATTATATCTGCAGAAGATGTAAAATACATTACAGAAGGTGGCGGCGGAATTGGTGGTGATCCATTGATATTAGTTGAAAAATATTTTGGTCCAAGAATTAGAGAATTAGTTCCTGAAGGTGCGAGTTCAGAAGAAATTATAATCTTTACAAAAAGAGTTTTAGAAAACGTAGAAGATGCTGCGGGATTAAAACCCGACAATCCAAGATTCGATAGAATGACTGCAAGGTTTGTAGATGAAATGGCAGACGGTGGACGTGCAGGATTTTTTGCCGGTGGTTTAGGAAGACTTGGTAAAGCAGGTTATCAAGCTATTCGTAAATACGGTATCGAAGCAGAAGACATAACAGATTTATTTAAAAGCTTGGCAACAGACAAGACTTTAGTTGGTAAAGAAAAAACAGAATATTTTAAAATGTTAAATCAAGTTTTAAAAAATCCAGACGATTATCCAGACGGCGTTAGAGAAATACTAATGAGATTAGGTAAGCCGGTTGATTTTAAAAGTGGCGGCCTAGCTAAGATCCTGGAGGTCTAATGGCTCAAGCTCCATTTTTAAGCACTCAAAAAGAATTTAAAGGAAAATACATTGTAAGAGATTTATTTGCTAAAAATTATGTATCTACGGGAGATGATTTATTTTCTAGAACGCTGACATCTAACAATGGTAGAAATGGTATTTTTGACACCAAAGAAGAAGCGTTAGAAGCAATCGAAGAAAGAAAACTAGAAACAGGTAGGGGGCTTAGTTCAAAAGAAATAAATAAAAAGTATTCAAAATATATTAAAGCCGAAGGTTTTGATAAATGGGAAGAAACAGATGATGCAGCTAAAAAAAGAATTAAACAAGCATATAGATACGACAAAGGGTTGGGTTATCAAAAAGTTGGTAGAACAAAAATTAATCCTAAGACTGTTAATCTATTAGAAAAGAAAAAACCAATTAATCCAAGGACGGGACTACCTTATACACAAGAAGAATTTATAAACCTAACATCAGGTCAGAAACAAAAACTTTCATTACGAATGAAAGGCTTAAAAAGAAAAGATGTAAAGTATAAACCAAGACAAGGTTACTACCCTGAGAAAGATGCAAACAGATTAATTAACTACATGAAACTTGCTGCAGAAAAACAAGAAAAAGCAGGCATACCTTTAGAAGAAAGAACTTACACAAATGTGTTTGATAAAAATAAAAAATTTGTAGGTGTAAATGACGTTAGACAAAATAAATTATTTACACATATTGATTATGATTTAGGTAAAGCTGGTGCTCAAATTGGAACAGTAATTACACAACACCCTGACTACGAAGACATGCAAGGTTTTTTTAAAGTTGCAAAAAAATTTAAATACGAATCTCCAGATAAATTATTAGGAAGTTACTTTGCAAAATATGAAAGAGTCCCAACATATAATGAGATATTTACTTTTTTTACTACTGACAGAGACGCCCCAGTAAAAATTTTTAAAAACAATTCTTTAACTTTACAGCATCAAGAACTAATGATGAAACAACCTACCGGTCCTTTTCAATTACTCACTCAAATAAAAAATACTCAAGCTGCAACAATTATGAATAGATTAAACAAAGGAGAAATATCTTCTCAACTTGCAGACTATGAATTAAAAAAAATAGGTGCGGCTCAAGAAGGTTTAGGGGTTGCAGCAGAAACTATAACTCCTGGTAAAGGACTTGGTGTTGCAAAAAGAGAAACAGTAAAATTATTTAAAGATGCTGTTAAAGTAAATCCAAATATTCCAGATGACATGGCTTCTAGATTAAATATAAAATTTCTTGATGATGTAAGAGCTGATGCAGTAAATAATGGTCAGATATGTTCTTTAGTTAGAACTAAAAAAGCAAACGGTGGAACAATAAGTTGTGTTGATGCTGTTGAAGAAGCTATACAAGAAAACCCAAAAAAATTAGCACAAGATGCAAGTAAGATAGATAAGTTTAAAAATTCAGCACAAAGTTTTTTAAAAAGTCCTTTGACAAGAGGTGCAGGTAGATTTGGTGCACTAGCTGCAGTCGGTGCTGCCGGAGCCGGTGCTGTCAAAGCATTTATGAATGATGACCCAACAACTTATTTATCAAACGAAGAACAACAAAAAAATTTATTGATTGATATGGTAACAGGATCCTTAGATGATACACCACAAGAAAGTCCTGCAATACTAGACTATCAATTACCAGCAATCGGTGGTGCAGCTGTAGCAGGTACAGCAGCAGTCGCACCTTCTACAATTGAAGCAGCAAGAAGTGGAGCGTTAGGTTCTACTAAATCTGGAATTACAAAAACTGCATTAAAAACTTTAGGAAGAGGATTAGCAACACTTGGAACTCCAGCAGGTTTACTTGCAACTGAGCCATTATTTTTAGCTGGCCAAATCCAACAAGGAGACTCGTTAGGGGAGATAGCAACTAATCCAATGAATTATTTAGGAGCTGCTTTTGCAGGTCCTGTAACTGAATTTGCTACCAAAGGATTAAATCCTGCGATTGCAAAAACAATGAGACTTGGAATTAGTCCAAGTGTATTAAAAACTGTATCAAGAAGATTTGGTTTACCGGGTCTTGCATTATCTGCTGGTATCAGTGGATATGAAATGTTTGACGATTACAGAAATAAAAGAGGTATGTTTAGTGAAGAATAAAACTCTTGTGATAAATATGCAACACGTTAAATGGAAGGAGATTCCACCTTTGAAAGGTCCAGACTCACAGGGGTTGAATGTTCCTACAAAACAAGCTAAAACAATGGAGAACTCGGAGAATATAAATGGCAGACATAGACAAACCATTACCAAACGTAAATACTGAAATTAAAGTACCAGGCGAAGAAGAAATCGCAGTTGCTGAACAGGAAACTATTAACGAACAAGTTGGTCCTGATGATATACAAGTAACTCAAGAAGAAGACGGTGGTGCAACAATTAATTTTGATCCAGAAGCAGTTAACCAACCTGGAACAGAATCTCATTTTGATAATTTAGCAGAATTATTACCTGACGATGTTTTAGGTAAACTAGGATCAGATCTTGCAGCAAATTTCGAACAATACAAATCTTCTAGAAAAGATTGGGAAGATTCTTACACAAAAGGCTTAGATCTTTTAGGATTTAAATATGAAAATCCAACTCAACCGTTTCAAGGAGCAAGTGGTGCAACACACCCTGTTCTTGCAGAAGCAGTCACACAATTTCAAGCGCAAGCTTACAAAGAATTATTACCGGCAACAGGTCCAGTGCATACTCAAATAATTGGACTTGCAGATAGAGCCAGAGAAGAACAATCAAACAGAGTTAAAGAATTCATGAACTATCAACTCATGGATGTGATGAAAGAGTATGAACCCGAGTTCGATCAAATGCTTTTTTATCTCCCTCTTAGTGGCTCTGCCTTTAAGAAAGTTTATTATGACGAGCTTCTAGGCAGAGCTGTATCAAAATTTGTACCAGCTGACGATTTAGTTGTGCCTTATACTGCAACATCATTAGAAGATGCAGAGTCTGTTATTCATGTAATTAAAATGTCTGAAAACGATTTAAGAAAAAAACAAGTTTCAGGTTTTTATAAAGACATAGAATTAACACCTGGATACAATCAAGAAACAGAAGTAGAAAAAAAAGAAAGAGAACTTGAAGGAATTAAAAAAACTAGAGACGAAGATATTTATACGGTATTAGAAGTTCATACAGATTTAGACTTAGAAGGTTTTGAAGACAAAGACTCAGGAGGAGAACCAACAGGAATTAAACTTCCATATATTGTTACTCTTGAAATGGGTGGCAGAAACATATTATCAATTAGAAGAAACTATCTAGCAGAAGATCCAACAAAATCTAAAATAGATTATTTTGTACATTTTAAATTTTTACCTGGAATGGGCTTTTATGGTTTTGGATTAATTCATATGATCGGTGGTTTGTCTAGAACGGCAACTACTGCGTTAAGACAACTACTGGATGCAGGTACGTTAAGTAATTTACCAGCAGGATTTAAACAAAGAGGAATACGAGTAAGAGACGAAGCACAAGCAATTCAACCGGGAGAATTCCGGGATGTCGATGCACCAGGCGGAAGTATCAAGGATGCATTTATGCCTTTACCATTTAAAGAACCTTCACCAACTTTATTACAGTTGATGGGGATAGTGGTTCAAGCAGGACAACGATTTGCCGCCATAGCTGACATGCAGGTCGGTGACGGCAACCAACAAGCAGCTGTTGGGACGACCATTGCTCTCTTAGAACGTGGTTCCAGAGTCATGTCAGCCATACATAAAAGATTGTATG